ACAGTTCACGCAACATGTACGTTCAAGTGTGAGTGCGACAAAATCATGATAGCCACGTTTGGCTACAACAGCGTAAACAGGAATAGGGTATGCGGAACATGCTTTGATGAATACGAAGCAACAGGCGACCTATCCGAGTGTGGCTGGTGTAATCAGTATTACACGGAAACGTTCTACTCAGATATGCGCGACACGAGATTATGTCAGCGTTGCTTTGATAGTTCGTGGGAGTGTGATGATTGTGGCTACGAGATGTATGAGGATAGTTCGCATGAGTGCTATCGTGAGAGCGATAGTATTATCTACGATTACTCATACAAGCCTGACCCTAAGTTTTTCGGGTCTGATACACACTACTTCGGTATCGAGTTAGAGGTCGAGGACAATGGTCGTTGGGGTTGCGAGAGTGGCGCAGAGTTAGTACAAAATGCGCTTGGCTCACGTGTGTATCTCAAGCGAGATGGTTCACTTGATAATGGCTTCGAGATAGTATCTCACCCACACTCGTTTGACGAGTGGAAGTCTATTAACTGGGACGTCTTACGCACACTACGTAGCAAGGGTTTCCGTTCATGGGATACCAATACATGTGGTCTACATGTACACGTATCTCGTACGGCTTTCCGCAAGTATGGTAAGTCTGATGAAGCACACGAGTTGCGCTTCCAAAAACTTATCTACGACAACGGAAAACAAGTTCGTGCGATAGCAGGTAGAAGCAGTTCCTTCGCACGATTTAACGACAAGGGCGCACTCGTACCTAAGGTTAAGTTCGGACACACAGCCGACAGGTATGAAGCGGTCAATTCACAAAACGACCACACGTTAGAGGTTCGTGTGTTTCGTGGTTCACTCAAGCCAGCACGGATACTGTCAGCGATAGAGTTCATACACTCTGCCATTGAGTACACACGTGATATGAAAATAGACCCTAAAGGTAATCAGTTATCGTGGGTACGCTTCATGGGCTACGTGCTAGACAACAAAGACAAGTACGAAAACTTTGCGCAAATCGCGCTTAACACTCTCGGTGATGAGCCAAGAGATTACGAAAGTGAGGAAAACTGATGTGTATGTTATGCGTAGTTCCACCAAACGTATTACCTTCGCGTGATAAGTTGATGTATTCCGCGATAAATAATCCTGACGGGTTCGGCTTTGCTATCGTTATCTCGAGTGAGAAACGTATCCTTGTCGAGCACACAATGAACGCTGACGAGGCAGTTAATCGCTTCCTTGAGGCACGTGCTAAGTATCCTGATGACTACGCCTTATGGCACGCAAGATACGCAACACACGGCACTACTAACTTAGATAACTGCCACCCGTTTTACGTGGTAGATGACCAAACTGTACTAGCGCACAATGGCGTATTACCTATTGATATACCTGCTGGTGATACACGTTCAGACACACGCATATTTACGGAAGATGTGCTTGCGAAAATGGGCGGTGTCAAGGCGTTAGATAACCCACACATGTACAACATGATAGAGGAGTACACGTCAGGCTCTAAGTTGTGTGTGCTAACAGTAGACCCAACGGCTGACTATCAGATGTACTTGATACACGCAAACAAGGGGCAAGAGGACGAGAGCAAGGTGTGGTGGTCTAACGACAGTTGTAAGGCTGAGTACGGATACGCACGTTGGACACCCAGTAAAGCGTACGACAGTTTTTATGCGTACGATAACGAAGGCTTGTTCCCATGCGTGGCGTGTAATTCGTTCATAGATGAGGACAGGCTCGAGAAGGACGCGGTATGTCCTATGTGTAATGTGTGCCAATGGTGCGACATGACGTCTGATACTTGTATGTGCTACAAGCCAGCGACAAAGCAACACACAGATACCGCATACCAAACAGCATGGGGGCTAATATGAAACGCGTAGTAAAGACACCACCACCACGAGCATACGCAAGCATGGCTGATATGTGCTACAAGCACTATGAGTTATCTGTTGCTGAGCGTAAATTGGTAGACGCTAGTAAGTGGCTACTCAAAGCACACGAATATCGTGTGAAGGCTGGACAAATCGGACACGAAAAGGAGTTGGCTAATGCGAACCGCTAAGTGTGTAGACACGCGTTGCTACAAGTGTGATGTACCTATATGGGTGGCAGTACACGATTACAATGCTGAAAGAAACTACTGCTACACGTGTGGCATGGCAAAGATAGGAGTGCTGAGTGGATACGAATACACTACGCAAGAGGGCTGATGAGTGGGATAACCTTAATTGGAAAACCACGCGTGCTGGTAATCAGACCGCGACTATCATGCTGAACGCTGATGAGTATTTTCACGTAGAGGAAGGCTGGGATATTGATGGCCCGATACGCGTGAAAATAACTTACTCACCACGTACCGACAGGACTACCGCTAGGTACTCTCCCCTGCCTAGCGACAAGTTCGATATGGATAATCCATACGAGTACCCATGTGCTTCGTGTGGTGCTAAACGCCACGCACCCTGCGTGGGAGATAAACCTGAGTGCGCCTTCCGCGTATTCCTAATGAAAGGTGGTATGTTATGACTTTCCCTAAGTTCAAAAACGAAGCATCATGCGCAGGTAGCGCTACGCCTGATGACTGGTTTCCTGAGTTCTCTTTGAATAGCGACCCGAGAGGACGTGTGGGTATTAGGTTTAGGTTCTCATACACACCCGAAGCCATGCGTGCTAGAAATACTTGCTTGAGTTGTCCTGCGTATGATGAGTGTTTGGAATACTCGCTACAATGGACAGACTTAGACGGGATATGGGCAAACATGGATAAGTATGAGCGTAAACAGGAACAACAGTTGCGAGGTATAAAAACAACGAGCCTAACGTTTACGTATGACAATCCGCTAGATATAGATATAAAACCACGAACACCTATCGAAAGCGAGTGGGACAATGGACTATGAAGACTTCACACACGAAACTGTGTGGGAACAATTACGCGTGATAGCGTGGTTATCTACTGCCACGCTAGCAACGCTATGTATGATACTGGCGGTAGCACTATGAGTGATTACGGAACATACCGCGTAAAGGCTAAGTGTATGGTTGTCATGTATCAGGATATAACCTGTGATGATGTGTACCAAGCGTGTGACTTAGCCGTTGATGCCGTCAACGAGTGGCGTGTGTGGTCATTTGACGAGGCTGAGGTTAAGCACGTACTACAAGTGGAAAGGATAGACTAATGAATATCCCACGCGGAGATGTAGTTAATCTCTTACGCAAAGAGGAGATGAGTGGTCTGCTTGGGCGAGATATAACTTCGTCTGAGTGGACTAAGACTAAGCGTATGCTTAATCGGGATAAAGATATGTGGGCGTGTATAGATAGCACGCTTATGTGTATACTAGACGAGATACGAAAGGAGAAAATATGAGCGAGCAATATGTATTACGCGTGGTACTCACCACTAATGAAGGCGTACACTTTGAGAGTGTGTGTAATGTACAAAACCTAGTAGACGCTAGGCTGAAAGATTTATTCTCGGTTGACAGTACCGAGATTAAGCAAGTGGTATCCGTCTAATACCACGTAAAGAAACCCCTACGTATCTAGGCGTGGGGGTTTTTTTATTGTCCAATTACCTACCTTATGCTGGCACGCACAATCCGCGTACTCGCAATCTCTATGCCTAAAGTTGGCTAAATCTTCACGCCCATATTCGTTCATGTTGCCTGCGTGCTGGCATGGTACGCATATCACGCGAGGCTCACACTCTCACACGCACACGCGCCCTTCACGCGTGAGCACGCGCAAGAAGTTTGTGTCGGGGCATTAGATGGCTTGCTGTCACGCGTAACATCAAATGCTGGCACGCGTATTGTTCGCTCTAATAAACTTGCGTATTGCTCAAAGCAATCTATAAATGTAAATAACTGTTGCGAGATAGCCTCAATAACTTCTTCAGTCACACGTAAAGCATTTAATAAATCTTCGTCTTGCGCCTTAACCCACTCGTCATTCTTCAGGTGTGTCTGTATCGTCTGGAATGTTTTCGTCACTACTTCCGTCGTTATCTGGTTGTCCACTCATTTCCTCCTCTGTGTAGTCCCGTTCCTTACGTGGATAATTACCACCCAAAAAGTTTAGCATATTTTTTAACGCTCTGTTAATACGCATACGCACGGCATCTTGAGATATAGATAGTTCAGATGCTATCGCACCCAACTCAAGCCCGCTAGCATAACGCAAGATTATCATATCTCGCTGTTCCTTCTGTAATTTACTGATGGCTTTCTCAATATCAGAACAGATTGCTGGCCAGTTATTACCCTCAGATGCCACCTTTTTTACGTTAGACACGCTGAGATCATTCATCGCTGGTGCTTCTCTATTGCCCGTTAAAACAGCAGGAATCAGTGATTCTAGCATGTTTTTATCGTAATAATAGTTATCTTCTACACGGAAACCAGCAGATCTAGCCTTTTCTTTCTGACAGTAATCCTTAGCGGCATTACGTAAAGAGCGTGCAATTAATTTAATAGATTGTTTTTTATCATACAGATCGTGCCAATGTTTAACTTTATTTGGGTGCGTAAGAAACCATACCCATAACTCTTGGCGTAAGTCATCTACCTCTACCATTCTATACTTACGAGTAAACTCGTATGCTATAGAGGAGACAACTCCATCATATTCTTCAATGTGTCTTTTTACCATCGCCATGTCTTGCCCTCAACCGTGAAACTATTCTTGATAATAGGTACGATTTGGGGCGTTACGTTCTTACCATCTACATGCAAGATTCCAAACCCTTGTTGCCAAGTGAATAATCCTGCTTTAATGTATTTAGCGTGCTTAATATTCATGAGATGTCCGACTTCCATACCCCATACAGCACGAGATCCATTAGCCCATGCTTGAGTGTAGTGAGACAGTCCCATACGATGAGTGTGTCCACACACGACAGACATACCACTTCGCTTTGCGAGTCCAAGAGCGGTAGCCCCTGCTGTTGGTTGAACGTTACCTTCATCGCCATGCATCAATAGCCAGTTAGGCGCTATCTCAAGAGGTCCATGAGAATAAGTAATACCAAGTTCATCTAACTTAAGAAACTTTTCAATCTCTAACTCTGGTAATCCTAAGAAACCAGGTGCAGATGAGCGTATCTTGTTGAACAACCTATCTGAATGGTTGCTACGTACAATAGTATCAATAGTTAATTGTTCTAGAATTTTAACAGTAGTGTCCCTGTCTTTACCTATTGATCTTTCCCACTCAAGTTCAGTCCCCTTTGCCCAACGACTGATACTCTGGAAATCTATTTCATCTCCAACCGATACAACTGAATCAGGTTGATAAGCATAGATAAACTTCTTAACTGCATTGACCGCATCCACATCGTGGAACGGGCTCTGCAAATCTGAGATCACTACTATGGCTTTACTCATTTTTTCTTTGCTCGTCTCTTATTCTCTAGTCCTACATTCTTTTTCTTAGATAGAACTCGTAGGTTAGACATCTTATCGCGACCTTCACGACCACCATCATCTTTATGGTCTACTTCTTGGTTGCGTTTTAGTTTCTTGCCAGTAGCCTTCTTGTAATCAAGACGGGCTTTATTGGTAGATGTAGTTTCAGTAGTGCCATCTTTCTTTTTACGCTTGATTACGTAAATTGGGCGACCACCGTTTTGCTTACTGCCTTTATATGGTCCAAATATTTTCATATGTCATGCTCCTAACAGTGCTACAAGTAGTGACAGTAAAGATAAAAGTTCTATTTGAAATGTCATTAGTAATAGTTCTATCATTTATCCCACTGATCCCTTAGTACTAGCAATCCGATGATTGCGTAGTTGGCCATGTCCTTAAATGAATCCTCAATGGATTCGTGCTGGGGTTGAAACCCCTTAGTGTCTTCCATATATTCATACAAGTTATTTATCCGTGCTAACTTGTCATGCATACGTACCCTAAGTCCATTCAATGCACCACCAGGAGCATCGGCTATATTTCTTGGGCCGTAATCTTTATGTTTAGATAACAGTAACTCAACAAGTTCTTCTGTTACTTCCAACAGACTTAATTCAAAGTCAGTAGGATCTGTAATGTCGTTATTCAGGTTTATTATCTTTGCCATTTTTGTTTAGCATCTCCTCTATTCCATGCATCATTTCATGCGCTGCTTCCATAGTCATCGCTTCGGTTATAAATTTATGGAATGATTGTTCACCCTCAGAGGCATTTACCATAGCAAGAGTTACAGATTGAACTAAATCTATGGCACAGTCAATATGTCCACTTTGAATTGTTTGATTAATTTCCTCTAAAATAGCAAATAAATCAAGGGTATAACGATTACTTAAACGTACTGCCCAACTAAAAGATATATCACAATGCTCTAAGAATAAGAAAATATCATCAGTTACAAAGTCACAATCTTCGCATTCAAATCCTTTTTCATGTGGTATTAAGACGGTCATTGTGAGTTAGCCACCTTCTGTTTAAAGTAATCAGCGCCATGTTTTAGATACATTGAATTAACATCTTCCCCCTCAGGCATTTGAACTGTAACTACATTACCAAGTTCCCGAGTTAATGACTTGGCAAAATCATGACCAGCCTGATCTCCATCAGCAAACATGAATACTTTATCAAAGTCTGATAACAACTTAGTGTAATGCTTCTTCCAGTTGTTCACTCCTGGGACGCCAATCGAAGGTAAACTACAAACATAATCCAACGTGATCGTGTCAATCTCACCTTCACATATACAAATGTATGACGATGCTTTGAAAAATGAGCGCGTATTGAAGAGATGTGTGTTTGCACCAGCCAAGCCCATATACTTCGGTTCTTGGGAATCCAAGGCTCTGAACCTGAGGTCAACCACACCCGTACGCGTAATGTACGGAATAGAGAGACGGTTTTCATATTGCTCATGACCCGTTACTGGATCGAGCACGACGCCCAATCCCACTTTCCGTGCTACTTCCAGAGATATTCCCCGTTCTGCGAGGTAGTCCTCCGCTTCGTGAATTGCTGCTGCGTAATACTTTGCTGCTTTGCCCAGTGATTCTCTCTGCGAACTTGACTGCTTCATAAAACTTTAATCCTTCCCTGTCCATAATAATTCTGTAAGTGTCGCCTTTAACTTGGCAGGCGAAGCAACAAAAGACATTCTCTCTAGTACTGACTGTTGCTGATTTATGTGTGTCATCGTGGAAGGGACATCTAATTGATGACCATCCACTTCGTTCAGGAACTCTTGCCCCATAATATTCTAATATATCCTTAATCGGTAACGCATCTACACGTTGTGACTTTCTTGATCCACTGGTCAAAATCTTCCACCACCCATGCTTGATTTATTCCCGCCATCCTACGCTTAATAATAACATACGATGGTGGTACTTCGCTAATTGAGCGTGCCTCTGCATAATGTTTTGCTTCAATAACTGCTTCACTCCAAAACTCAGGCAACTTGAGTGCTTTAGTCGCCTTGAGTTCCAGGATATAAGTCTTACCATTGGCCATAACAACAATGTCGCCTTCATCTTTAGCCCCCGCCTTAGTTAGCCTTTCGGCTACCACATTCTTTGAACGCAACCATTTTAACACAGTTGTTTCAAATAAAGATCCTTTGCGTCCATTCTTGTTAGCCATTGAGTCTTAGTACCAACCCTTTCGTAAGTGGTGTTCAAGCGCTAAAGTAGGCGTTTTATACCGCTTTTTGATGTATTTAAACCCTAACTCAATTTGTTGAGTCAAGGGTGTATCTTCAGGCATGTTAAGCATTTGGGGTATGCCATATGCTGTAGATGTTGGGTTATTTGCTGTGTAATCCCAGCGGGATTCTTTAGACCAAAGAGTGAGTAAAGATTTCCACTCATGGTCAGTCCAACCTATTTGCTTTATTCTCATAAGAGCATATTTCTTAGCGAACTTTTTGCTTTGACTAATAGTCATTTTAAGTTCTTCGCAGACTGGCTTCATAGGGGTTACGACCAACATAGTCGCACCCGCACCTTGAGGCCAGAAACCCGCAAAGACCACAAAACACATCGCTATGTATTTCAGGTTGTTTTTCTTCATAGTTTCTCCTCTGTTGGGGCTGTTGCCTTTGTCCCACAGACAGCACACTCCATATCGATAAAGTATGAACTTATTGTATCACTATCGTCATCCCACGTGACGAGTAGTTTCCAAACAAAAGAACCACACGGACATATCTTGGTAGATTCACCACGAATGTCCATTGACTCTTTATAGTCTGGACTTAATTCCCAGATATCCTTAGCACTCATATTCTTTCAGGAATATCGGAAACTTCCATCACTTCTGGATTAAATTGTAGCCAAAAAGAAGTATCTCCACTTGGATCTGCTTTGCCGTATCTGTTTTTAACAGGTGCAACAGCAATATATCCAGGAGCATTACTTCCGACTGTACATATCAAGGCTGGTAATTGTGCAACCATTCCTTGTAATGCTGATCTAGGCTGGCATGGATTACCAGGGTAAGATTCCTTCGTATGATGAAGGACAAGAACTGCAGCATTGGTATCTCTTGCAAGATATTTCAGTTCTTTAATTGTAGAACGCATTCCTGCGAACTCTTCACCACCATCGTTAGCGATATCCATTAGGTTATCTACTACGATTAAGGTTGGTGGACAACCCCATAGTTCCTCAAAAGCAGATACTTCCATATCTAAATCAACCAATGAAGGCGCTGATTCAAATGACCAGAAGATATGTCCTGAGTTTTCGTTGATAGTCTTGCGAGACTCTTCAACGTTGTCTATGAGTAACTGTTCAGTCACGGATTGTGATTGACCAGAAATCATTGATAGCAGACGCATAGCCATTGTATGAGCATTAGTATCTGCACTTATATAAAGTGTTGGAACTTTAGATCTTAAAGCAATCGCAAGGGCAAGTGTTGATTTACCTGCCCCTGGAGTGCCTGCAATCATAGATACTTCTGCCCGTCTAATAACAATTTTGTTGACATCAAAGGTACGAAATACTGATGGTAGAGGTTCACCACCAATATCTTTGCTGCCTACGGCACGGGCTAAAGTTCTCATTTCTTAAAAGGAATTCCATTCGGAATCAGTACGTCGGATCCATACTGGTTCACATTGATCTGGAGTTCCCTTAGGTGAAGGACACATGAACGCTTTCCATGGACCCTTAGCACCTGCACCAGTACGTTTTGTCATCTCACCATGCTTACACGTTTTGCCTGATGGACCTGTACTTGGTGTAAAGGTTTGTGTTGGGCTTGATACTGGTCGAGCACCTAGTCCCTGTGCAAGGTTGGCAACTGCCGACTCTATAGTCGTAGGTGCTCCCTCTACTGATGACGCCATGGTTGAGATTAAATTCTCAGCCCCAACATCACCCAATATATGAGTCAAGTTCTGCTTGAACTCATCGGCTGTGTCTCCTGCGATCACAAATATGCGACCATCATTTAACTTAGAACTAACTTGGAAGTTAGCATTAGCCATTGTTTTTCTCCTTTTCTGTATATTGTCCGTTCATAAACTTACAGTATGAGAGTACACCACAACGACCACAATTGTTTAAATTAGGTAAATATATTTCAGCCTTACGTGATCGATCAAACTCTGAATAAATTGTTTCTATCTGTTCGGTAGCAAGATGCTCAAGATTCCATGTGGTTACATGACCAGTGCGTGCATCCCAGAAACCTGCTTTGTCCACTTCGAGGCCATCAATTTTGCGCAAAGCCCACGCATAAGTAGCAAGTTGAAGTGGGTGTCTCTGAGATGACGCCCCTGTCTTGATATCTAAAAGGACTATATTGCCATCATAATCCGTCATTACACGGTCAATGGCCATCTTAACAACAGTATCTACCAAAGGAACTTCATACTGTTTTTCTATATAATCCTTATAGATACCCCACCCGTTAGAACGAAACTCGATCCAACGGTCAAGCATCCATAAGCCTTCTCCATACCACCAAGACATGTCTTCACGTTTAATATACTCCCATGAATTCATGTCTCCATGTAATTCTTCATCTTCTTTTACTTGTTTATACCAAGCATCATTCCAAATAAACTCAGCAGCATTTGGATTTAAGTCCCACATTTCAGTAGCCCTGTGGACAGCAGATCCACCTGTAAACCAGACAGCATGTTTCTCAGGTACACCTTGGATTTTAGTTAAGTTATACTTCCATCCACACTCTAAGTAAGTTCCTAAAGATGAATAGGATATATGTTTAGGTAATTCGTTCATGGTGTAACCCTACCACACCCTATTGGCTAGCGCCAATCGAGCCCTGCCTGAACCCTGAAATTAAGAAATGCCCCCCCACCCCCCATAAAAATTATGGTTGGTCAGGGAGGCTGGTTAGGCGTTTGCCGTCACCCGTCAATTGAAGTTTCTGCCCCACGGTTACCCGCAGGAGCAAGATATACCATAATTAAAAGTCGCGCAAAACGACAAAAAGCCCCCCTTTCCTAGGGTATTAGCCTAGTGAGGGGGACTTCATGTCTAAAAACGGCCTTTAAAGGCTATTTAGGGGTATTTATTTGGCACCCAAACCATACTCTTTTTCAGTCTTATCTGCCCATTTAGCCGCTGGTGCTGCTATAGAGCCGATTAGGATTGCATATTCAGGAGCGATATCGGCAGCAAGTGCTAATCCCATTGTTACTGCTGATGCTAGAACAGCACGTAGATAAGACTTAAAAGCAGCCTTGGTCTTTTTGCTCTTCAATTTAGCAATTAGTTCTTTCATATCCATCCTTTAAGGGCGTGCAACGCCCATTACTAGGGAGTAGGCACGTTTCCTAAGATACACACCATCTCCGTTTGATTGGCTACCTTTATCTCCACTAGAGGTATTACCCTCAATGACCTTAAGGTATTTCTTTCCGTCGTTGCTTTCGCATATGCCAACATGGTCAGCCTGTGCGTCGTCATCGAACTGGAAGAATACTATATCACCTGGTTGAGCCTTGCCAACTGGGACTATCTTGCCTTTTTTGGTAAACCACTTGAGACCTGCATCACATGAGGCAAAACCCTTTTTAGTCTGGGCTGCTACCTTAGAGACTGACCCTGCTTGGTCAAAGCACCATGATACAAACATAGCACACCAAGGATTAAAGTTTAAACCATACCACTTGCCATACATATTATCGTTGCGCTTACCTAATTCGGTATATCCTATTTGAGATTTAGCAATATTAACTATGTTAGTCATTGTTACCTTTTTGAATTAATATCTGATATAAAGTGTCCACTTTTTGTTCTAACCGATTGACTTGATCCTTGATACTCGAGCCACCATTTTGACGAAGTTCTGATAGATAATGTTTAACTAGGTGTCTAACTGCTATTGCTAAACTTCCCATAAGTGTGGTTAATGCGACTGCAAACCCAGCCCAATCTATTGCTGACATTATAAGACCGTTCTAACTGTAATAGTTAACAAACCACCAAATCCATCGTAACGAGCACTAGGTGGTGTCTTACGAACAAATGATACTCTTTCAACCAATGCTTGAACTCTTTCTCCAGTAGTAAAATCTTGAACGTTAATGATATCGCCAGCGGCTTCAATGTCTTCTAACTTTTGGATACGCTCCCATGCACGGCCTTCATATCCAGCCAGAACATTATATCTATCGGTTTCCACGTCATAACACCAAACTGGGAACTGAATCAAGCGTTGGCGTTTCGTTGCTGGAAGAGATTTTGTCTGAAAGCCCTTAAAAGTTGGGCCAAGACTGGTATTGCTTGCGCTACGTGAGAGCGTAAATTTATATGATAAGTATTCCTGTGGTCCATCTGGACTGTTTGTAGCAGCCTCAGGGCTTCCAATTGCACTATTGTAAGTAATAATTGCATAAGGAGAATTGTTAGCATCTATGGTTGCTATATCCATAGCACCATTAGTAAAGGTTCCACGACCACGAATGAACTTATAGTTCTTAGGTTCTAATGTTCCATAACGAATAGCACCAGT